TGTATGGTTCAATGCATAGGGCTACCATTTGTGATACAAAACACTACATACTGTACCTAGACTATTACGTTTGATACATAGAACACATCAGTCTTAGTTACACAGAATATATACCAACACATGCTATGCACTGTGCGTTTGCATATGCGCGCGGTGTCTTAATCAAGGGGGTGGGGTATGTATATACGTAAGTAATTCGAGATATTCTGGTAATTTTACAAGAAACTTAAGTAGGGAGACCAGTAAGATGTTTGTGAATCTTCACTCGCGTGAAGTTATTGTTACAGGTTACTTACAGGTATTACCAAACAAGGACCACACCAGTCTCCCTGTGTAGTATTTTAACAGAAATCTGTATAATGTATAGTTTAAAATACGTATTATTTACTTGTAGACTGTGTAGTGTATTTTCGAACATAGCGGACATATATGGAAAATTTTTGAATTTTTTTCTTTCAAGAGTCCTTGGGTACTGACGTTGTGGTAATCCCAGTCCATCTATAAGATGCAGTCAGCTTTTTGCCGTCCGATAGCTCTTACCTGTAACTCTATAGTTAAAAAAAACTATTTGTTGTGGATAGTATAAACATAATGCTAGAATAAAACAAGTTATTTACAGGAGGATAAAATGTTTACATTTGAAACACAACACGCAATAGGCAAATTAGGCGAACACCTTATTAGACGACATTACGAAAGTTTGAAGAATGATGAAGGTGGAAATAAATTTATTTGTCGAGATGCAAAGTTTGACGAACAAATGAAAGGTGCTGATTTATTTATTGTTAATGATGAATTAGGTACAAGGTATGTAGAAGTAAAAACTGATACCAAAATGAATGATACAGATAACTTTGCACTTGAAATAATGATTGTACAAGAGGATGGCACAAAAAAGATTGGTGCAGTTATGAAAACTTTTCCTGACTATCTCTTCTATTGGCAACACCCAACTGCATTAGTTTATTGGTGGAAACCAGAGGAATTAGTGCCTCACATTATTGAATGGTTAACACAAGATATCTACCAGATAGTAAGGTCAGAAAATAAAAATTTTTTTTCACGGAGTCTACTTATACCGAAAGAGGTTATGATGAAGACAGGAGTTGTACACGAAATGACAGTTAGTTATCACGTATTAGAAGATACATTAGCAAATGCATAATGAAGGTATGGATAGACCAGGATTTATGTACAGGAGACGGACTATGCGAAGAGATATGTCCGGAAGTTTTTATTGGAAAAGATGATGGTTTATATTACGTTAAAGAGGGCGACAAGATTTTTTCAGAAGAAGACGGTAATGTTGGCGGTGCAGAAGGTATAGCTTTAGTTCCTAAAGGTCAGGAAGAAGCAGTAATTGAATCTGCAGAGGAATGTCCAGGCGAATGCATTATGATAGAACCATGAGTAAAAATAAATGTAGAACTTTTTTACATCCAAACGGATATACAAATGTAAGTATATGCGATTGTAAATATGGAAGTGAACATCATGAAAAAAGTAACAAAATGCAAAACCTGTAATCAAGATTTTAAAATAAAAGGTGGATATAGAATATGTGGTAATCTAGGTTGTGTGAAGTATAATCAAAGATACGGAGGGAGATATGAAAATGCCAGGCAAGAAAAAAAAGAAAAGAATGCCTAAAAGAGGATACTAAAGTATCCATTATGTAAGGAGGTGGACATGTCCATAAAAAATCAACCAAATATATTTAGAACACCAGAAGATTTAAAATCATGGGCGATAGACTTACAAGAAGCATGTGGGTCAAAACTTATAAATAAAAAACCTAATATATCAAAAGTAGATACGTTGATAGATAAGTTTGTTTCTGATTATAATACAAACATGGAAAATATTAAGGAAGAATAATGGCAAAGAAAAAACCTGCAAGAAAACCCTTGAATGAAAAAACAAAAGCAACTCTTAGAAAAAAAGCTGCAAAGTCAAAATACACTTATGGACAGCTCGCAAGAGTTTATAGGCGTGGACAAGGAGCATATTTATCATCAGGTTCTAAATCAGCTTCCATGGCTGCTTGGGCTATGGGGAGAGTTAATAGTTTTATTAGGGGTGGTCATTCTCAAGATAATGACATAAAGAGAGGCAGCAGTGCCAAGAAAAAAAAGTAAGAGAAAGGTCAAATATGAGAAAGGTGTACCTGCTAAGTATTTACAGAATAAAAGAAATTCTAAAGCGTCTGTGGCACGTGAAATTCGAAGTACAGCTAAGGCTTATAAGGAAGGACGATATATAGATTTGAAAGCTGTACAGAAATCAAGAGCTACTAAAAAAAGAAAAAAAAGATAATGGCTAAAACTGTAAGCTGGATGTGGAAGGGTAAAAGATACTATGGTACTCTTATTAGAGAAACTAAGACCCATAAGTTTGCAAGAACTAAAAATGGTAAGATAAAAAAGATTAGGAAGAAGAAATGAAAGTAAAAGGTGTTGACGTATCAAAGTTAACTAAAAGACAGCAACAAACATTAAAAAGACATGCTAAACATCATACAAAAAAACATATGCAGTATATGGTAAATAGTATGAAAAGAGGTACTACATTTTCTAAAGCTCATAAAAATGCACAAAAAAAAGTTGGTACATAATGCCTTTTAAAGATTACTCACCCAAACAAAAAAAAATAGCCAAAGTCGCACCACCATTCGATAAAATAACTGCTGCTGACTTTAAAAAATTGAGAGATTCTAAAAGAAGAAAAAAACAATAATGCCACATAATACAGCTAGAAAAAAAAATCTTTTAAAAAAACATAATCTTAAAGGAGTTAATAAACCTAAAAGAACTCCTAAACATCCTACGAAATCACATATTGTTTTAGCACAAGATGGTCATCAACTTAAATTAATTAGATTTGGTCAACAGGGAGTAACTACTGCAGGTAAAAAACAAGATGCAAGGTCGAAAGCAAGGAGAAAGTCTTTTAAAGCTAGACACGCAAAAAATATCAAAAAAGGTAAAATGTCTGCAGCGTACTGGGCTAATAAGGTTAAATGGTAAATGTTGTATGTATAGCGGACGATTGCAATAATTCTTTACCACCTAACTCTACAAAGTATTGTTCTAAGAAATGTTATAGAAGAATATCTATGCGTATCAAAAGAGCAAAAGATAAAGGTGAAGAATATACACTACCTATCAAAGATATAAATCAACCACAAGCTGCAACAGTAAGACGTGGACAGTATTATGAAAAATTTATTAATGAAGGTTATGCAGTAGAACTTCTTAATGGAAAAATAACAAGACAAGAAGTTGCTGCAGGTTTAGGATGTACAGTTGGTAATGTAGCAAGACTTATGGCTGCATATCGTGAAGATATAGAAATAGAAGCAGCTACACAAAATTGGGAGCTATCTGATGATGCAAAGCAATCATTAAAAGAGTTTAAAAGTTTTAGAGATAGATATTTTCTTACAGAATTAGGTGTGCCTTTTGAAACAGCAGATTTTCATAATAAGTGGATAAAATCTATAAATAAAGCATTACTTCATGGTGGACAACAAATGATATTATCACCACCAAGACATGGCAAAACAGAATTACTTATTCACTTTGTAGTTTGGCTAATATGTAGAAATCCAAATATTAGAATACTTTGGATAGGTGGTAATGAAGATATTGCAAAAAACTCTGTATCTTCTGTTTTAGATACTTTAGAGAACAATGAAGGTCTAAAAGAAGATTTTTGTGGACCTAATGGTTCATTCAAACCAGCTACAAGAACCGGTAAATCTTGGTCACAAAACGGCTTTACAGTATCTACAAGGACTGTTTCAGGTATAAAATCACCTACAATGGTTGGTTTAGGTAGAGGTGGTAAGATTCTATCAAGAGACTGTGACATAATTATTGCAGATGACATTGAAGATTTTTCTTCAACTATGCAACCTGCATCAAGAAGAAACACTAAAAACTGGTGGACTACAACATTAGGTTCTAGAAAAGAAGAACATACCGCAATGGTTGTAATTGGCTCAAGACAACACCCAGATGATTTATATTCAGCATTATTAGAAAATGAAGCATGGGAAACAATAGTTGAGGAAGCACATGATTCTATGTGTGTAATACCAGAGTTTGATGAAGATGACCATAAAGATTGTATGTTATGGGAAGATAAACGAAGTTTTAAATGGCTTATGAATAGAAAAAGAGATGCACAAACTACTGGTGGTGTTCAAAGATTTGAGATGGTATATCTTAATAAAGCACAAGCAAAAGGTTTATCTTTGTTTAATCCAGAAGTTATAAAAGAATGTTATGACCATAATGTTGATTTAGGTAATATACCGCAATCTGCATACCTTGTTGCAGGACTTGACCCTGCTGCTACAGGTTATCAAGCAGGATTTTTGTGGGCTGTAGAAACATCTGCTGATGATATTAAGTTACAAATGGTAGATATGGAAAATCAACAAGGTGGAGGTCTTGAAGAAGCACGTAATCTTATTAAAAAATGGTTCGATATGTATAACTGTTATCACTGGGTAATAGAAGAAAATGGTTTTCAAAAAGCTATACGTCAAGATGAAACTACAAAACAGTTTGCAAATATGCATGGAATAAAGTTAGAAGGACATGAAACTCATAAAAACAAGTGGGATGAAAGATTTGGAGTAACAGCATTAGCACCAATGTTTGCAGAACACAAAATTGTTTTACCTTTTAGTTCACCAGAAGCACAATCTAAGAGTATTGCATATACAAAACAACTTTCATATTTTGCTTCAAAAGGCAATAAAAACTCTTATAAAAGTGATATAGTTATGGCAAGCTGGTTTCCAATGAAAGTTATTAGAAACTTGCAAAAACTAACATACGCAGATATGGGATTAGATTACACTCCTAGTTATGAAGGTTACAATATGTTAGACTTAAATGATATACCATGGAGTTAATGTGACGCCTGACCAGATTATAGATAGAGCAACTAATCTTAAAAAGATGCATGATGATTCTCTTATAGATAGAAGTAGATTCAGAAACATTCTTAATGGTGGTGAAAATGGAATAAGAGATTTATTAGGTCCAGGAATGGATGGTATGGATTCTTACACATTACCAGCACCAAACTTATTATTATCTGCTTTAGATAGACTTGCACAAAAAATTGGTAAAGTACCTACACTTGATGTTCATATTACAAATGCAAGAGATAGTCAAAGAAATAAAGGTAAGAAAGATAAATTAGAAAGAATCGTTACTGCATTTGATAAAATGCAAAGACTAGATTTACAACTTCCACAAGTAGCTAGATGGCTTCCTGGATATGGGTTCGCAGTATGGGTTATTACATCGAAACCAGATGCAAATGGAAACATGTATCCATGTGCAGAACTTCGTAATCCTTATGATTGTTTTCCTGGATATTATGGAAATATGCAAGAACCACAAGAACTTGCAATTATTCAAAAAGTTCCTGTTAAGAATTTAATACAGATGTATCCAGAACTTAAATCATATTTTGAAACAGAAAACAAAGATAAACAAGAAGAGTATCTAAACATTTCTTATCAAGGTTATGGAGAAAGTGGTAGCTGGGAAAATTCAAATGAAAGTGGTGAAGTAATACTTGAATATATGAATTTAGAAGGAACTTACATATTACATCCTGCTTCAAGAAAAATATTAGATTTTGTTCCTAATCCATTACAATCTGGTCCAGCATTTGTTGTTGCTAAAAGATTTAGTTTTGATAAATTACAAGGACAATTTGACCAAGTCATAGGACTTATGGCTTCTATGGCAAAAATAAATATTTTATCAGTAATAGCTATGGAAGATGCAGTATTTACAGAAACAAACATTATTGGAGAGCTAGAGTCAGGACAGTATAGAAAAGGTAGAAACTCTATAAACTATTTATCTCCTGGTTCACAAGTAGTAAAACCTGTAAATAATTTACCATATCAACTCTTTGAATCTGTAGGAAGATTAGAAAGACAACTTAGAGTTGTAGCTGGATATCCTGTACAAGATGATGCTATATCTCCAAACTCTTTTGTTACAGGTAGAGGACTTGAAGAATTAGAAGCTGGTGTCGGTGCAATGGTTTCTGAGTATCACACAATATTAGAAAATGCTTTACAAGAAGTTGATTCTAAAAGATTAGAGCTAGACCAAAAATTATTTGGAAAACAAAGAAAACCTATTAGTGGTACATACAAAGGTGCATCATTTGCTGAAAACTATACTCCTGCAACTGATATAGATAGTAACTTTGTTACTAAAAGAAAGTATGGAGCTATGGCTTCTTTTGATGCTCCAAATAAAATTATTACTGGTTTGCAGTTATTACAAGCTGGAATAATTGATAAAGAAACTATGCAACAAGAAATGGATGGTTTAGAAAATCTTACACAGATAAATGAAAGAATTGTAAAACAAAAAACAGAAGATATTTTATATTCTATGTTGCTACAACAATCACAGCAAGGTGATAAAGGTGCAATGATGGCTGTTGTAGAAATATATAATAATCCAAAAAACATGGGTAATATATTAGAAAAGTATTTTACAACACAAGGTGAAGAACCTAGTCCTGAGGAACAACAAGTCTTACAACAGGCTCAAGCTCCTCAGCAACAAGGACCACCTAATATTGCAGCATTGTTAGGAGGAGCTATTGGTTAATGATGAAAACTTTACATTTGCACAAATTATTGCAAATAACTACACGATAGAAGAACAACCTATGTGGGAAATGTATGAAGATGCATTTAATGAAGGGTTAGCAAGTCAACAACAAAAACCTAATTTTATTATTGATGCAATAACTATTGCGTTTATACCACAGTTAGGAAGAATTGATTTACTTGTTGTTCCAGAAGATTTTGATTATGGAGATTTAAATGACAAGATATAGTCCACAAACTAATAAAGCACAGTTTGAATCAGAGAGTTATGGACAAGGTGAAGAACTTAATGAATTGCAAAGTAATGCAGAAATGTTTGTACAAGAAAATCAAACACCTGCTGCACCAGCAAATCCAAGAATGAACAGAGTAAGACAATTTATACAACCAGGTAAATCTATATTTGATACACCAACTAATAATCCTGGTGAAGATGTATCAACAAGTCAATATAAGGCAGCTTCAGGGCAACCTATTTATGATGCGGACATGGTATTACGAAGAATGGCAAATGTGTTACAGAGTGCAGATATTATAGCATTGATGAATGACGGAATGGCTCAAAACGAATCTGATAGAACGCTCTAATGGCATATCGGTGGAACTTCACAGCTCCTTGGGAAGATGACCAGAACGATGATTACAGAAACGAGTTACTAGGTCAAGCAGCTCAGATAGATAACTTTTTTG